TTGTAAAAACTTCGTTTGTGATAAATCCTTCAGATTTGTAAAAACTTCGTTTGTGATAAATCCTTCAGATTTGTAAAAACTTCAGATTTGTAAAAACTTCAGATTTGTAAAAACTTCGTTGTTAAAAAAAAAATTAAAATTGATTTGAAATATTATAAAAAACTATATTGATATCATATTTAATATGAAAATAGCAATTGCGGGTAAAATATGTTCTGGTAAATCGACACTCTGTAAAGGAATTATGAAAGAGTTCAGTGACATAAATTTTGAAAAGAGATCATTCGCTGATAGTGTTTATGAGTTGGCTTACAAACTTTTTGATATGAAAGAGAAAGACAGAAATCTCTTACAAGCCATAGGAACTAATATGAGAAAGATTGATGAAGATGTTTGGGCTAAGAATACGGTTAAGAATATAAAGGGAAAGAATATTATAATCGATGATCTTAGATTTCCCAATGAGATGAAGTATCTCGTAGAAAACAATTTCTTTATTATTAGATTGGAAATATCAAAGAAATTACAACTTGAAAGATTGGAAAAAACATATCCTAATAGTTGGAAATCACAAATCCCGAAACTCACACATCAATCTGAAACTTCTCTTGATATAGTACCCAATGAAGAATTCGATTTAGTTATAAATTGCGACGAAAATCAAAATGTACTCGAAACTGTTATAAACAGTCTTAGAACTATTCGCTAGTTGCCATAGCACTCTCTTGCTCTCTAGCTCTCTTCTCATCTTCTTCACGCATCTTTCTCTCGAGCCATGGATCTGGTTTGTCCAAATTTGTCATATTGTCAACCTTGAAATTCTTTAGTGTACTCTCTATATCATTCTGATACTCATTACTAATATCCTCCTCCAAATTATTAGTAATATCCTCTATTTTGTCTTTGTCATCCATCTTCTTAGAATTATCAATCTTCATCTTCTCAGTCTCATAAACATTCTCATCAACCTCATTAAGAATCTCTCTCAATTCACCAATCTTCTCTCTAGAAACATCTTCACTATCCAATCTAAGCGGTGTACGTTCAATATTCTCCTCCTTTCTCAAAGCCTCTGCCTCCTGTTTACGACGTCTCACTTCCTCCTTAGCTTTCTTAATCTTCTCCTTTCTCTCCTCATCATATAGATAATCTCTATTATCAGCATTCTCCTGATACTTCTTCATCAAATTATTCAACTCACTCTCCTGATACTCCTGATCCTCAATATCATCTGCCTCTGGATCCCATGGAAGCCAATAACCAACTTGACCAACAAATACGTGGAAACTTCTGTCCCTCTTTTGTAACATCTGAGCTCTTCTCTTAGCTTCTCTAAGGGTTTCATATGTACCTCTGACTTTAACACCTCTCATAGATGTTCTATAGTCGTTTAGTTCGGAAAATTCCAATTCCAAATCTTTATTCTTTCCAAATTTCCAATCATTGTACAACTCACTAATATTATTGTATGTGATATTCTTATTATCCGATAATTTTTCTCTAACTTCTTTAGAAGACTTAGACTGGTCGTTAAAAATATGGTGTAAAAACTTTGTCACATAAAAAATCTCTTTATCTTTCATAACCTTTTCTGGAGATACAAATGATAGACACACATAGTTCTGTCCCGGAATACGATTGTCAACTTCTAAAAAATCTTCATTCAAATCAGACATTTTAATTTATTATATATTTTTATAGTAGCTCTTTAAACGTTTTACTAATTAATTAGTAATTAATTAATATTTTTTACCCAAAATTATTTTCTTATGTAAATTATAAACATGATGCACGGTTTTGATTTAGGAGAAATTGTTAAGAGAATTCTTAAATATTTGATTGAGGGTGGTGCTGTCGCACTCGCTGCTTACTACGTCCCACAGGGAAAAGAGAGATTGAGCCTTGATTCTATCTGCATTATTGCGGTAACTGCTGCGGCAGTCTTCGCAATCCTTGACATGTACACACCAGACATCTCCGCTGCTGCCAGATTGGGAGCAGGTTTCGGTGTCGGTGGAAACCTCGTCGGATTCCCAGGAAACAAGCTTCACGTCTAAATAAACCCTTTTTCGCAAAGCGATAGCCATAGGCTAAAAAAGGGTCTAACTCCCAAAAACCCTTTTAAAAAAAGGGTCTAACTCCCAAAAAAAAATCCCAAATAATCAAAAATAAATTGAATATATTTCGTATACTCAATTTATATAGTAAACCTGTAAGGGACGGGGCACGACTGCCCCCGTAAACCCCCCTGTCTACTAATTTGTAGGACGGGGCACGACTGCCCCTATATACCGGTTGTAGGTTGCTTGCGTAGGTTTTAAAGGGTCAGGCTTCGCCGGATCGCCCTACGGGCGAGATGCAATCTCCCTTTTTTAGAGAAGAAATACATCATCTCCCTTGTGTAAAATTACAACCTTCTCATCTTCCACAACATCATTAAATTTTTATCCATTTTTTACAGCTTCGCAAGAAAAAAAATGAAACCGCCATTTCATTTCTGTCCATTTTTTACAGCTTCACAAGAAAAAAAATGAAAATTATTATATTTGAAGATATGATCACATATATATAATTATGAGTAAAGAGAAACGACTTGGTATTATTGGAAACGTTGACTCTGGTAAGACAACGTTGACCTCTATTCTTATCAATGGTGGACTTGATGATGGTAGAGGCAGTAAACGTGCAGAGGTGCTTAAGAATAAGCATGAGCAGGAGAGTGGTAGAACATCTTCCGTTACGCACAATGCTCTTAAGTTGGAAGGTAACAAGTCTATAACACTTGTTGACTTGGCAGGTCACGAGAGATATCTGAAAACAACACTTCATGGTCTTTCGGGACATTTGATAGATTACACAATGCTTATCGTTGGAGCTAATATGGGTGTTCAGAGGATGACTCGTGAGCATCTCTCAATTGTTCTGGCGTTGAACATTCCAACTGTTGTAGTTGTAACAAAGATTGATCTTGCACCTCCAAAGATTCTCAAGCAGACACTCGGAAGTATTCACAAGATGATTCTTCGTATGGCTGCGAAAAGAGGTATGAAACGTGAACCTGTTATGGTGACTGATGAGAGTGATTTCGTTGAGATCACTCCCGAGCTTGTTCCTATTTTTCAGGTCTCAAACAAAACTGGAGATGGTCTTAACCTTCTAAAGAAGTACATCTTCAATCTGAAGGAACTTGACCGACTCAAGGAGAGTGAGAAGTATGACAAATTATTCACCATTGAGAGCAAGTTTGATGTTCCAGGTGTTGGAGCGGTTGTTTGTGGCAAGACTATAGCTGGTACTATTCGAAAGAATGACAAACTATACGTTGGTCCTATTTACGGTAAATGGATTCAGGTTGTAGCAAAATCTTTCCATGACAACTTCAAATCACCCGTCAATATGCTTGAAGCAGGTGATACAGGAACAGTTGCCTTCCGTTGTACAAACCCATCAAATAAGGCTCTTATTAAGAACCGTAAAAACTTTGCAAAGGGTGTTGTTATGATCTCTTCAGAGGAAAATCTGGAGACTCTTCAGACAAACTTTTTCGAAGCTGAGGTCAAGGTTCTAGTTAACCACTCAACAACGATCAAAGTCAACTATGAACCTATTATCAACTGTGGAAAGATTGTACAGGTCGGTAAGATCCACAAGATCTACACTGTTGACGAACATGGTGCAACAAAGATGAAGGACACTATTCATGCAGGTGAGACTGCTATAGTGAGGTTCGAGTTCAAGTACAAACCTGAATTCCTTGAGATTGGTGACACATTCCTCTTCAGAGAGGGTCGTACAAAGGGTGTAGGAACTGTTACAAGTATCGGATAAAATTTTATCTATTATAACATTAAGTATGAGCTCTCTTGAATCAGCTTACTCTTATTTAGAGAGAAAGATAGGAGGCAATATAGAATTAAATGATGATTATATTAAAAAACTTGTATCATTAGGAGAGTTGACCAACAACTCAACAGATATATGGTTCTACGCTCTTATAGTTCTACCTCTTGTGTTTTACAATATGATTGGTGAATTCAATATGCCAAATATGATTAAAATGCTTGGAAATAATGGGTTTAATAAAATTGTAACTATTCTGTTAATGATATTGATTGTATCAATTGTAGTATATCATATTTACGGAGCAGTTCAATACACCGTACCAGAAGATGGATTTGCAAACACGCAGGTTTTGAAATATTTAGTGTATCCACTCGTTGTTATAATTCCAATGTTCATATACGGTATTGTGAAATCAACAAATAAGATAAAAGATATTATTCTATGGGCAATTCTTTTAGTTCCCACAATATCCTTAATGAGTTTAAATATCGCTTCAGTTTATGACGAAGGAATCGCAAAGATAAAGGGTATCCTGAATTGGTCATTGATGTCCACAATAGGTGTGATACTTATTGTATATATTATCCTCTTCACTTTGGGAAAGTTTGTTCCTGGACAATCCGTGCTGTATTCATTTCCTCTCTGGATTCTGTTGTTCCTTTTTGTTGGAAGAGTATTTAAGATCATTAATAGATTGATAATATGGGGAAACAGTGGAGATAACATTTTAGTGGAGAACAATCAGAAATCCGACTCTATTGATTACAACGAAGATTCCAACATAGAGACCAAAGTACAAACCATTATAGATTCACTGGATTTGAATATAACACCAGAGGCATTGTACAGTCTTATGATAAATTACAAAGTTGTTGCTAATAGTGGGTGGAATAGATATGAGAATACTGTTTTCTACTTTTTGGGATCGATTATGAACTTAGGATTCTATGGTGTTATGGGTGATAATATGAATTCAAATGTTCGTGAACCAATAGATAATATTTCTAAAATTGTTCTTCCAATTTTGGGATACAATTTTGAGAATAGTACAAAATTCTTCAGTGCAAATGGCTTACATGAATGGTTTGGTAAACTAATTTTAGGTCCAATATCTACAAAGATGTATTTGAATGGATTCTCAAATAACAATTCTGACGCAAATGTTGGAGTTACAGTGTTCAATGTTCTTATGACTGGATTAAAATTCGTTATGATAGCCATTTTAGGTACTAAGTACAATAAATGGTATGAGTACATGAATGATGGTGATCAATATGATTGGAAGAGATTGTTAACGAGAGTGTTGTTTTCAGGTTTAGATTTCGATAAATCTGAAGCAATTTATAAAGAGAATAAGTCACAGAGAAAGGGTAATAAACCACTCCGTAATCAACCAGCTGATTTAGTGCCAAATAGTAAAACAGGAATCCTTTATGAAGATCAACTCAATTGGTCATGGGGTAGTGGAGTGGTTATGTTTTTCGTTGGTGTTGTTGTTTCGTTATTTACTGGTATGGACTATTTGACAAACAGTGGTAAAATAAGTGTTTTGTTGAGTAGTGTTAAATGGATCGCTTTAATAGCTATTTTTATATATTTTATAACCAGATCTCAAAAAGTCAAGACAGAAGTATTAGAGAATAATTAAACCATGAATTTTGCATGGTCAAATTCAATTTTTTTCATTTTTAATATCCTTCTTGTTCATCTAAACCACTCTCCAACCTTTCAATATAAGCCTAGGATTCTGATAATTACAAACAGCTTCATCTATCAATTTATTCACAATAATTGTATATTGCATATTCATTCTTAAACGTTTTTTTTCTAACCATATAGTAGATATGATTAGATCAGGGCTTAAAATTGGATACCTTGTAAAAAATGATATATCCGGCGTAGCCAATGTATTTTATGGAACAAGATATGTTAATGATCCAAGTAATAATGCTCTCAGAGGACAATTATCTAAAAGTTATTCAACAATTGCCAATCAATGTGGTAATTTAGATGGTTCAGTTGATGGTATTATAAATGAGGATGATCCACATTACTGCAATTACAAGAAGAGTCAGTTTTATCAGAAAGACAATCCTGCAAACAAACTCAATGCATTTCTGTGGTACTATTCAACCGGAAGATTGGAAGATAATAAAATAGATAATGTTAAATTCAATGGGGGAAAACCAGGATCTCCTGAGATGAATCAAATGAAGAATATGGCTTGTCAGATTTTTCAAAACAAGGCTGTAACAATAGATATTTCTGGAGATTCAACATCAGGTGACGATGCAGAATGCAAATCTAATAATCTATTTAATCAATTTTCATCTTGTACGGTTGGAAATATTTTTAAAGGGGTAGAAAACAATAAATATGTCATGATTCCCGTTTTGGTTATATCAACTCTATTTGTTCTATTTGGATTCACATCGTTTGTTAAACTTGCGTATAAAATGTTCAGCATATTCGATCTACAAGTTGGTGGTCTTGTTTTAAACATTATATCCATTATAGTAGGTTATATTCTAGCCATAATTGGAGGTTGCCTTTATATATACTACAGTGTTGGTATAGATACAAAAAATGTTCCTCGAGATGAGTATGTATTAATATCACCACAATCTCAGACTGTTGAAAGTTTCCAAGTACAGAATCACAATATGTGTAAAAATGGTGATTCACCCGCATGGGGTTGTTGTGATGATGGTGTAACACATAAGATAGATCCATTGGGGAGCAACTGTTGTGCGTCTGATGAGTTGAATTTGGACGATTCAGAAAGTGAACATTTGAGAAGTAAATTATCAACTAGAGTCAACAGTTTCAATGAGATGCAGAGAAATGTTGCAAACGCTGAAGAAAGTGAAGAGACTACAACTACAACAGATGATGATGAAGAATGTACAGAGAAACCTTATAAGAGTTTGGGTGTAGATATGTACTCACTTGGAGAAAATGCTGGAAGATTCATTTTATTTATTATTATGATGCTTTTAGCATGTGTGTTCTTCATTCTACTTATGATATTTTATAAAATACCGTTATTAGGATCGATTTTTGGAACACTTTTTGTTATAACTTGTGGGTTGGGAATATGTTTTCTAGTGGGATTCATAACTGTTGATGATGTCACTGGACTGTTCGCAGATAGACAGTTGAACACAAATATGAATATTTATAAACAGTCTGGTACACCTAATCCACTTTTAGTAATACCTGTTGGTATTGTGGGAACTGTGTTGTTTATATGGGCTGCCTATACTTTGAGTGGTAGGGGACTATTTGCGAGTATTGGTAAATATCTATTTTTGGCACTTGCCAGTATATTTGTTGTATTTATGATGATGTCTTTCATAATTGGATGGTATATGTCACCAGCATTTATGGGAGTTTCAATAATAGCATTGAGATTGTTATGGAACAATATTCTTTCAGCATACACATTAGGTAATAAAACACAATTCAAGATTAATCTACTATCTGTAATGTTCGAATATCCATTACAATACTTTGTCAACCGATTTAATATACATTCAAGAAACATATTTCTTTTGCAAGGACAACAAATAATACCAACTGATACAAATAATCCTCCAATCCCAACCGGTTTACCATGGGATTTGCCAGGTGTTAAAATTATTAAATTGTTAATGACTGTAATGGCAAAGAATAGAAGAGGAGTAGTACCAAACTTGATTGTAGATAATTATGAGAAAACCGTAGAGTATCCATCGGCAAATGTAAATATATTCTCGTTTGCTCAACTTGGTACTGCTTTAAGAAGTATTTTTACATTCTAAATCTATTTTTTTTTCTATTATATATTAGAGTTATGGAGAAACAACAGTACAATCTATTCAATGTTGATAAATCCGAAATACCTAATATATACTTTAGTAGTGACGAAACATTGTACCCTTCCGCAGACTCAACTGATGATCAATACTACATGAATCCAAATATTATCAAATCTACATGTACAAGTGGATATTTTAGAGATGGAAATAGAACTGGAATATCAGCAAAAGGAAATCCTGATGATGACAAATATTCATCATATGTGAATAATAATCCAGATTATAACAACTTTATTTACAATTATGCTGTTGGAAGTGAAAATATGGACAATATTAAGAACGATTCGTTGAAAAACCAGTTGAAATACTTAGCTTGTCAAATATTTAAAAGTAGAAACAAGAAATTTGATACGAATAATTTTAATATCAACAATTTTTTAACTTTCAATGGTGCATCTATCAGTATTGCAGTAATTATTGTTGTATGGGCAATATTCTCTTACTTCTGGTACATTATGAAAAACAAATCATACTTTTTTAACATATTCAATGTTAGTGCAGATGCAACCAGTTCTTGGTATTGGCGGATAGTGTGGATAATTGTTGGATGTATTATTTTTGGATCGTTAGTTGGAGTTGCAGCAAGTAAAAATGTATCAACATTGGGTACTGATTCATCTGACAATATTATATTCCTTAGTCAATCGATAGCTGACGCATCTGGTAACGAAACTGATGGATCTAATGCAGATACGGATAGTAAAATATTCAAGGGTTTATTGGCTGGAATAGCTGTAATTGTTATATTGTTCTATATCGCAGCGGTTAGTTTTCCTAACAAATTCGATTACAGATTATCATTTGGTTTGTCAGCGGGTCTTGTGATATTCCTCTTCATATTTGTGATGACAATGAATCCAAAAAATAAACAAACCGCAACAACATCAGGAAATGATTACAATACTGGTAGAAATATTTATCAAGAAGTTTTGAATGGATTCAAAGAGAATGGAAAAATTATATACAGTTTAACAGCAGTTTCTGTAGTTGTATACTTAGTTATGCTTTATTTGAAAACTCAAATTAATCCAGGTGCTTTAGGTGATAATATAATGGATGTTTTTAAAGGTGCTGGCTATTCTATATTGGGATTATTTGTTTTCTTAATGCCTCTGTTACTACTATTCTCTGAATTATACTTTGCTATATTAAATCCAATTATGTTTGGAGTTGTTTTTGTTGGGTTGAGATTCATTATGTACACTATAGCTACAGGATTGAAGAGATTTGGTGGAAACGGTGATTGGAATAAACAATTATTATCAGTTATGTTTGAGTTCCCAGAGGAATATATGAAAGCTATGTTTAGTGCTCGATCGATTCCCGCGGCTGATTTCCCAAAGAATAATCCAACAGGTATGCCATGGAATTTATTATCAATAACTATTATTAAGATTTTGGTTTGGGTAATGAAAGTTGCATTTAAGGTTAATACAAGTGATACATACTTTAATAGAATGTTGAATTGAGTCTGAAAAAAAATCTATTAAAAACTAGAGATAGACATGAAAGTTTACAAACCAAAAATTCTAAGCAACGGTTCTATCGCCGGTTATGTCAAAGGAAAGAATGGAAAACTTGTTTGGAGAATTTTGAGTGGTCCAAAACATAAAGGAGGGTTCAGTTATGAAGATATAAATGAGACATTGACAGCAAATGTCAGTTTTATGAATCTCTTTGAGATTATAAAAGCATTCAAAGATTATCACAGTAGATGTGCAAAACATATTGGTAATACAGGATATGGTTGTTAACAGTCGCTAAATAAGTTTCCAATTTAATTTTAACAAAATTGTATGTTTTGTTAAAATAATCCATATATTCTCACTTAGCAGTTAGTTCCTCTGTGATTAGCCTTTGCAGTCTTTCCATCTGGACAACATCCCCATCTTGTTCCGGCACATCCTCCGATTTTTGGTTCATCATGATGGTGATGTCCTGGTCTGATAATGCGGTAAATATTTCTGGTAATGTGAGTACCATGTGTTCTGTCTGCGATGTATGCAATAACTGCAATGACAACAACAATTATAACAACGACGGTGATTGTAACTACAACATTGTTTGAATCCATTTATAATATACAGAATATAATTTTTGAGAGAGCAAAATAAATAATGTTTATTAAATTATATTATGAATAGAGTTTTACTATGTATTGTAATAATAATTGTAGCTGTTGTTGCAGTTTTTGTTTTAAAAAAATATGGATTGACAGAGAATTTCATAACTTATGAACGATGGGGAATAGGTCGTGGCGACAAAAAGATGTATCCAGACTGGGATACTGGTTCATCGCCTCTCAACTATTACACTCTGCCAATATACAAGAAACCTTATAGATACCCATATGTATATCACACATCATATCCAATTTCAACATTGAGAAATTACCCAACATCTGTTAAGAACGGTTAATAACAATATTTTCTAAACTATATACATGTTGTATCTTGTTATAACTATAGCAATATTGGCTATTGTAGTTATTTATTGGATTTCCATATCAAACGTGGATGACACAGACGTTGTTTTGGGAATTCCAAATTGGCAACCAACAGTTTGTGACCCATTTTATCAGAACTGTTGTTCAAATCCGGGATGGACTTATTCAGATGGTTATTTTTATCCATTATTTGTTAAAAATACATAAAAAATAAATAATAGTAAGTATATAAGCAAACATGTCATCGTTTTTAAAATCAAATTTAGAGAATGATATTACAAACGTAACAGAGATTGAGTTGGCTGAAGACAAGTCTGTCCATCAATACTCTGGTTGCGGATGTCATAGTGCAGAAGAGCCACTCAAGTTCATTTTTAAGTTCAGTAATGAAACAGCATGGTATCACAATAAGTACATCGACATTAAGTTGAGAGTTCAGGAGTCATCTGGAGATGATAGAGAGGTTGTTAATGTAACATCTGATGAAGGTACTGTTATGAATAGGTGTGATGCAAGTGGAAACGCATTTTTGATTGAGAATATCTCATACAAGGCTGGATTCTCTGTAGATCTTAACAAGTCTGATATCATCTATTGGGATTTTGTCGTACAGAATAAGAACTCTATCGATTTCAAGATCTTTTATCAGTTGGACTACCAACAGGTTGTTAGAAACAAACTTGAAGAGATTGATATATTGAAGGACGAAGTTGAGAGCAAGAAACTCTACATTGAAGATTTAGAGAAGAAGGTAGAAGATAAGGACAATATTATTAAGGACAAAGAGTGCATAATGAGAGAGTACAATACTATTGCAGATAATAAGAATAGATCTTCTAAGTATAAGGATGAGTTGATTAAGAAGAAGGATGCTGTTATTAAGAGATTGGAAGAATCTGTGAAGAGTAAGGAGTTCTCTATTCAGGAGTTGAGTAAGAAGGTTGAGGACTTGAAGTCTAAACTTAATAAGAATGGAAATAGAAGGGATAATTTCATGAATTTTGACAAGACATTTGATCCATTCTTCAACATTAGAACAAATACTAACAAGTCACAGAACAAATATCCAGTTTATAAGAAATTTTACTAATAACAAAGATACATAATATTTTATAAAGTAATTTATGATATAAAAAATATATTATAAATTATAACATAATGAGTAATACTAACTATTTGAAGACGGAGTTGGACAAGGAAATTTTAAAACACGACAGTTTGAACTGCATCAACAATGAAGAGATACAGTTGAAAGATGGTGAAAATGTTCATGTTTATAATGGTACAGGAAATTACACTGCAAAGAATATTGGTGATATTACATTCACATTCAATAATGAAACTGCATGGGTGTGGAATAAAACTATAGAGATAAGTTTCAAAATTGGTAGTAAAGATGGAGAAATTAAGAATATTCATTTGGATGACACCAAGAGAGACTACCGATTGACTCATGATGAGAATGTCATTTTGAAAGAGAAGGGTAAGAATGTATTCTTGATTGATAATATTAAGTACAAATCCTTCTTAACAATCAGTTTGAATAATGGTGATACAATCTCATGGAATTTTGATGTTAAGAACCGTAACTCTATCGATTTCAGTGTATGTTTCAAGATTGATTACTTAAGAATTTTGAGAAAGATTTTGAGTAAGAATATTGATGATAAGACGGTGCAGATGTTGAAAAACGATTTGTCAAAGAGAGCGGAGATTATTGAGAATTTAGAGAGAAGACTTGAAGAGTCCAAAGAGAGTGCATATAGTTTAGAGATGACTTTGAGTAAGGAGAAGATTAAGGTTATCAATATGGACAAGGTTTGTAAATTGAAAGATGAAACTATTAAGAGTATCAATAAGAAGTTGAAGGAGCATGTAATGAAGTTCAACAAATTGAATGAGACTATTAGTAGAAAGACTAGTAAGATTGCAAGTCTGGAAAACTCATTGGAGAGAAACAAACAGAAACTCAAGGCTGGAGAGATTGTTGTTAATAGTAAGAATAAGACTATCAACTCTCTCAACAAGAGGATTACAACATTGAAAGTTGATATCGATAATAAATCCAAGAATATTGATGAACTTCTCGATGACATTAGCAAGAAGGAGAGTATCATTAAAGGAAAGGATATTGTTATTATTGGAAAGGATAAGATCATTGAGAATATGACTGTTAGTCTTTTGGAGAAGGATGATTTGAAGAAGAAGATTGTAGATGATAAAGTTAAGATTAATGCACTCACTAAATCTATTGAGGAGTACAAGAACATGCTCTCTGATGAGTTGGAGAAGGGTCTCGATTACACAATTGAGATAAATAAATTGAAGGAGGAGATTGAGAGAAAGGATAAAGGTATTGCTGATGTTAGAACAACAGTTAAACATATACGTGAGGAGTTCGATTACATGAGAGATAAGTATGTTCAGATAACTGAGGATTTCAATAAGTACAAACAGAAGAATATCAGAAATGGTATCAATGTGAAGGAGTTTGAAAATGAATTCAATGATATTGTTTTGAAGAGAAGAGTCGCTATTCTTGAAAAGAAATTGAACGAAGCACTCACCGACAAAGAGGTTGACAAACAGTTGTTGAATGAATTGACAGAAGAGAACAAGAGATTAACAAAGATCAACTTTATTAATAAATACAATGAGAAGAAATTGAAAGCATCTTTGGACAAAGCAAAGATCAAGATTAATAGAGAGATAAATTCAAACAAGATTTTTGAAGAGAAGATCAAACATATTAAAGAGTCTTTCATTCTCGAAAAGAGAAGAGACAAATACGCAAGTCCAAATGCAGAACAGAACTTCAACAACTTTTACAAAAAAATAGAGAAGAAGATCAACTAGAGACGGAGAAAGTGCTTCTTGCGAAGCCTGACCCCGTAATCCCTATGCGTTAACTTGGTTAGCTTTTAATATACAAGATAGCCTAAAAACCCTTGCTAAAAGTAAGTTTAATAGATGGTTGTGTAGGAATTGATGATGTTTTTGACTTCTTATTATCTTCATGGAATTTATAAGTTCTAGTTGAAATAACTTTAATATTATCAATATCCATAATAATATCTTTTATTTTGTATTTTCTCTTTTTATACAGGTCAAATCTCTTTTTGCCTTGGTTTTTAAAAACAGAGAAATTATCAACAATATCAATAATCTTAGGAACTAAAAATTTATGTTGATCTCTTATAACTCTACCAACAGCTTGTCTAACATCACTTCTAGGAGTTGCCATTATTAAACAGTTCAAACTCTTAATATCCAACCCTTTAGCAGCGATTCCATAAGTCGCCAAAATTAGCTGACAACCCATAGATTCATTCAAATCATCCTGCTTCATTCCTCCAATAAAGTATCCAACCGAACAATAATCGTGCTTCTTAATAATTTTATAAATATCCTCCAACTGCTGTTTCCTATCACTTAACAACAGTATCTGTCTATCCTTATGTTCACTCAATGTATCAACTATGACTTTAATTATAGCATTCGATCTTACCAAAAAGTATGCCAACTTATTCAACATTGTTGATATACGAACTCTCCCCTTAAAATCCATCAACTGATTGCCATAATCACTGTTCATACTCTTAACTATAACTCTTTCAACATCAATATCAATAATATTCTCAGTCTTCGCAGTGTACAAAATATCTCCAATATGCCACTTCAAAACCTTTGTTAATCCATCTTTACGAGTAGGTGTTGCAGATAATCCCAACATATATGGAGCATTAACTTTATGCAATGTTTTAGAGAATTTATGTGAAGATACAGTGTGACACTCATCTATTATAACATGTCCGAAACTATCGAAAGCATTCAATCCATAATCTTTCTTCCATAAAGACTGAATCATTCCAATAACAATATCTTTCCCCTCAATATCAAACTTCTTCCCCTGAATGATACCAACTTTAGCACCAGGACAAGATTGACCAATTCTCTCTATCCATTGATCTACCAAATTTCCCTGATCAACAACAACCAATGTTTTCTTCTTCTTCTTAGCAATTAAATAACATCCCATAATCGTCTTTCCATATGCACATGGCAAACTCAATATACCTCCACCAACACTGTCATACTTCTCTAGACAAACCTCTATCGGCTTTTTCTGATTATCTCTCAATGTGAAAACAAAATTGATATCGATGTCATCTCCTTTAGGAACTTTATTAGCATCAGGTTTTCCGAACTCTTTTATACCAAAAACTTTCGGTAAATACATCTTATTCTTATTTTCCAAAAATACTTTGAAACTCTCAACATTTTCGTTATAATCATTAGGAATATTAGGTGTTACAGTTAGTTTATCGCGAATCTGTTGCAATCTCTTTTTGTCAAAATACTTCTTAAAAATAATATATCCTCTTTTTCCCAAATATGTTTTTTTTAGCTTCTTATTTAATTTCATAGTACTTAATAAGTATTTATTATAATAAAATACTATTTTAAATCTTTTTTAGGATTATCAAAAAAAAATATGTTGGTAATAAATATAATGCCGGCTAAAAAACAACTCGCAAATTTGTACAACAAATTGTATAACTGTCTTGGATTTTTAGAGAACCCAATTTTGAGAACAATCCTCATTGTTCTATTAGTTGTTTACAACTCCAGTTTAATCAATGTAGTAAATGTTGAGGTTTCCAAAGTACTTAATGTTCCAGTCATCAAGCTCATCTTCGTCATTGTCGTCGTTATGTTCGCCATTAGAGACCCAGTTTTGGCAATCCTCTTAGCAATGGCTCTCGTTATCTCTGTATGCACAAAGAACAATGTTGAGGGAATGGAAAACCAGGATAATAATCAGGACAATGATGAACAACAGCAGAACCAGCAACATCAGCAGAACCAGCAACATCAGCAGAACCAGCAGAACCAGCAGAATCAACAGAATCATCAACATCAGCAGAACCAGCAACAGCCACGTGGCGAGGGATGCGATTGCAATCAACCAAGACAAGAACATCAGCAACAACAACCACAGCAACAGCACGAGAACTTCGACAACCCTGTAGAGCCAGGAGTTGCTCAGGGATACAACATCCACCCAGACTGTGTTTCAGGATGCTGTGATGAGAACAAAGAGAGAAGCGAATTATGTGACTCTGTTAAGACTTTCCAGAACGAACAGAATGCACAGGGTATGAACTGTCCACAGGGTTATGATGGCAAAGTTCCAGGAAGCCCATGGTAAACCTAACGCCCTTTAAAAAAAGGGACTAACACCCAAAAACAACTGGACACCGTATTTTTTCCAAAATTAGCTCACAATATTTTATAAAAAAAAACATACACAATATTTCAACCAATATTGTATATATTTCAAATAATCTAATTTCTTGTACACATAATGTCTTACAGGACGATCCTTACTGACTCTGAGTGTAGGGTCTTATATGGATATGCAATCTCCCTATGCTTAAAGGAGTGATATTATTATATTCAGTATAATAATATTATGAGCTGTCACATAACAACAAAGATAGAGAATTTGGAAATTTCTCAGAAACTGAGTACATATCTACTCATAAATATATCAAAGAGTATTGAGGAGTTAGGGATAGAGTTGTACTCTGATGACTCAAAAATCATAATAAACAGTACAATAGATGACAACTCACTCATACTCAACCCCATATCAATGCTTGAAATTGATCCTTGTAAAAAATATTTCCTCAAGATAAATTACAGGCTAAATGGTGAAATTGATATGCAAACTCACCATGAGTTTATTATAATGAATAGTATGGATAACAATATTGAAATGATAATCCATAAAAAGAAACATTTGCCAGTACTTGAAGAAGAGGAAGAAATAGATGAGAATGAGTTCGATTTCAACAATATAACGGGAAATCAGTTTTTTATGGGATTCGCAGATGATGAATCGGATGGAGTTGATCCAGAAGATGTTTATGAAACTTCAGATGAAGAACAAGAACTTGTTCATGCGAATAAACCTCAAGAGCCACAAAGTACTTGCACTTCTTTTCTAAAAGAGAACGAAGAATTCTTATAAGAGTATGGACTTCGCGAGATTGTATTGCCTCTGTAGCCTACACAACATACAATATGATTATAAATTAGACTTTTAAATTTCATCGATTAATTTATCAAGTTCTTGTTGATTCACCGCTTTACGGTATTCTTTCGAGTTTTGTACAGGCATTTCTTCATCTGAAGATGCGATACCTGTTAGTTGAGCGATAGAGATAGAATTATCTTTCTTACCATTTGCAGAAGCTTCAACACTCATTACATTTTCTGAAAAATCGAATCCACCAATTGTATTCTTAACAATACGACAGTTTCCATGCTCATCGTAATCATTATTGATGTAATTCTTCTCCCATTCTTGATATGGAAGAACAATTCGCATGGATTTGATACTCGAATCATACTCGACCTTTACTAGGTCTTCAAGTTGAACTTTACTGAATCGTCTAAGTTTCTTGCTTCCTCTTAGAGGAGCATTGAATACAAGATTAGAGCCTTCCCCCCATTTTGTATCGATAATCTTCACTTCGAACCGTTTACTTCCTAAACAACGTTGCACAATTGCATAGAACTCTCCGTTCTCGTAATCTGCAAATTGAATATGTTTGGGATTCTTCCTGTCTCCAGTGTCTCTTTGACGTTTCCTGTGCTTATGTTTACCACCTTTTTTGTTAATAGTCATGCTTTATAAATATATATATACAATATTTTAAATTAAAAAAATCAATTTTTTTATAAATGTTAATTTACTCCTTTTCTTGAATAATTTTCAACAACTTTACCTCTTTGCGTAGACTATCATTTTCGCTGACAAGTTTATGAATAAGAATTTCCATGTTATTCAATAACTTTTCAACTTCATCCTTCTTGGAATCCTTCATAACCAAATGAATGGTCGTTTCAAATTCCACATTGTAATCCACTACTGGTTTACAATCATCGCTCATTATTTTTCCACAGAAAATCAAATTGATCTTTTCAATAGGTATATTGAGTTCAGATACAATTGTCTGCTTCAATCCTCCCACTGTTATCTTTTTGTCAACACTCAGTGACAAAATATTTCCATCAATAGATTGAATATACAGTTTCAAAGGTCTATTCAAAATAACCAAGTGAATCAATGACGATTTTTGTACGTTATACGATTCAATTGTCCTACTATTCTTCATCTCTATACCACAATATATGAATCGTATATATTGTGGATCGTTCAGGCACAGTTTCGAAACAGCATTCTTCAAATCATAAATATTTTTTGAAGGATCAATGGTCACCAAGTATTCACGTCCCAAAAGGGATTTAACTTGTATTTCTAGAAGTGTCTCTTCATCAGCCATGTTATCACAATGATCATATAAGTAGGTGAATATTTTTATTCACTTTTTTTTAGATCCTCTAACTCCTCATCCAAATCATGTACCGAAAACCACCTATTGTTAACACCATTGTACACAACATCGTATGCCTTCTTCATTTGTTTCAATGCATGTCTCACAGGTACTCTTCCACACCCCGTACAGAAAGTTGTAGTCAATATAGATTTTATCTGATTATGTGGATTATCCTTATTAAAATTTAGAACCTCTCCCAAAACAGCCTTAAATGCATAATAAGGATTCAACGTACCATTACAATCTCTCGGAACTCTCATTGTCGGGGCATGTGCCAAATATCTCCACTTATTATTCACCGTTGGCACTATAATACATGTTCCAACTGGTTGTTCACCATAATAACGTTCTCTGATAACCTTTCTAACCTCCATTCCAATATAGTCCGGATTATCTATGGTATTCAACATATAGCTCAACGTTCGATCAATACCTCCATCCATATTACCAAAAGAATTTGCGGGTGATACTACACAATCGTGAGCATCACATTGTGCAATATTGCATCTAATAACGTTTATATTGTTATATCCTGCAAACACATTATTCACTTCTTGAACAATATCTCTATTTAATGATACAAACGTTATTGAAATATTAGATAGTTGTGCATTCATTCTTACTAATCAATATATATTATCCTGTTACATTTAACGTACCTTACTCTTCAACCAATCCACCCTCTTCCTCATTGAATTCTACACCTGTTTCTGGCTTACAATTATCACTGAAAACAGAGTCGACAACTTCACTTATCAAACTGTCAGCAGTTTCGTGTAGATTGAGGTCATCTGGCTTATCTGGCTTGTCTGGCTTGTCTCGCTTATCTGGCTTGTCTGGCTTGTCTGGCTTTTCATCAAAACTGAGTGGGGATGATGACAAAGACGAGAAATCTGGTTTCGCTATGTTTGTATTCGATCCTAGAGAAAATGGGATTTGTCGTGGTGCTGGTTGTGCTGGTGGTTGTTGTGTCTTATTAAAATACTCCTTTGCCAATCCTGCATACATATCAATCGCACTATCCACATATGTTGGATTACTCTTTGGTGGATAATCTGGCTTCATTTTTGGATTATCCCTATCATAAATCTTCTTCAACAAATCAAGATCCTCCTCAATATCCAAATTGAGTTCAGTTGGAATATCATTGAAATAGATTGGTGTTCCATGATGAGATGTGTGTGTGAAGAAATCATAAACATCATCAACATTCTTAATTGATCCATGAGTCTTTAAAAGCTTCTTAATCATCAAATTGTGATCATCATTGATCTTCCCCAACATTCTCTCACAATAGTTTGTAATAACATTGACAACTCCCCAATTAATCCACTTAAATGTCATCAAACTTGTCAATGTATTGCACCAACTCTCTACCCTACTATTATACTCCTTCAAAACAGATGTACTTGTCGGAACATTCAAACCAAAAATATACGGATCAATCGGTCCTAAACATCCACAACTACTCAACACAATTTTGTTAGAAGATAATGCGATAATAGTTCCTGCAGACATCGCAAATCGCGGAACTCTCACAACAACAGATCCAACATGTCTCTGCAAAATCTGTGAAATCATATAAGCCCATGTGACTTCACCTCCCTTAGTTGTAAGCTCAACAATCAATCTGTCATCAACTTCACACTGTGCATACATATGCATAAAAGTTTCATACATATTCTCATTAACAGTTCCATTCAAAATGAGAACTTTGTGCCCATCTTCATCAAGTGGTGATCTCTTTTCAGATTTATCAAAAAGTCTGTCTCTAATTATGTTCATTGTGTAATATTAGTACATAATTTTTAAGTGTACTTAAACACACCTTTTATATTCATAAAATAATGTATTATAAAAAGTTGCTTCAAGCATATTGTAGATCTCTCGGATTCGATAACACTTTCGAAAAATCCTTAGAATATTTACGTAAAACTCAAAACAAAAATTTGTATTGCTTCAAGAAAACAGATTTGGTGTGTATACCAAGAGTCAAAACTGTTATAAAGATTCTCAAAGGAATACATTTTCAAAACTTATTAGATATAGGAACTGGAAGAGCTGTTTTCCTCTTCAGATTCCACTCTCTATTTCCAAAGATTGAGAAGATAGCAGTTGATATAATTGATCACAGAGTTTATTTTTTACAAGCTATTCATGATGGTGGTTGTAAAAAAATAAAATCTCTAAAAGGAGATATAACAAATATGGGTGAATTGAAAGATAATTGTGTTGATGTTGTAACAATTTTGGAGGTTCTTGAACATTTAGAACATCCTGAATTGGCAGCCAAAGAGGCTATAAGATTGGCTAGAGTTGCTGTTATTTTCTCTGTTCCATCAAAACCTGATGATAATCCAGAACATATTCAACTTTTCACTCCTGAAACTGTTTCCGCTCTATTTCTCGGTTGTAAAGTAAAAATACAACATGTACCTGAACATATTATAGGTGTAGTTTTTTTATAAATTTACTTTCATCATCATAAAAGTATTTTTCAATATTGCGACAAAATAAGTAGATCCACCATTAAATAATGTTAAATAATGTTAAATATTTTCTATAATTTTTTAAGTTGGATTACAAATCAAAACTCGAGCATCAACATTGAAAAAATGTGTTCCATTATGCATGCTATGATATAATTTGTGATGACAGTGTCCAAAAACATAAACTTTCGGTTTAATCTTCAATGCATATTTATAAATATCCTCATTCCCGATAAACTCATCACCCTTTATTGAGAATTTTGGAGTGTCGTGTGTCAAAAGTATATCTGGTTTCTGTGCAACAAGTTTATTCATATATCCATAAAACTTCTCGTAAGGCATCTTGTAAGGGTGTGGTTTGAAAGAACATGTGCCATTTACTCCCCCAATCTTCCCCAACGGTGTTTTAACAGTCTCTCCATCTCTCAAGATGTGCTTTTGAACTTCCAATTTCTGTTGCGGTGTGCATTCTGTACACTGTTTCGGTGGTAAATCATGATTTCCTTGTACAATATACAAAGATTTTACCTTCAATGTATTAATTACATAATTATAAAACTTCGTTGGATTACCGTCTGAACCTCTAATGAGATTACCAGCCATATCTCCAACCATGAGAACATTATACTTTGTGAAATCTATATCAGTGTCATGTCTGAGTCTCTCAAATACCGCCATTGGGTGAGAGTGCAAGTCACTTGTCATAATTACTGGTTCATCTCCAAAAATATCAGTTTTAGCATAAATGATATGTTTAAGGTCATGTTTATATTTTATATGACCACTTTTACTACGCGTTGGTGGAAATTTCCACGTCTCTATCCTCTCCTCAATAAAATTACTCATTGTAGTATAATTATAGTTAAAAAGTAAATCTTTAAAATATTTTATGGATGAAATACAGAAGAAAATAGCAGAAAAGAGGATCGGAAAGTGGTGTTTACAAAATAATAATATCGATTTCATCGGCGGTTTCGATATATCTTACACAAAGGATAATGGAGTTACCAAAGATGTTGTAAGTTTTATTGTTATTAATAAAGCAATGGATGTCGTTTATGAGAAGACGATAGTTTATGAGGATTCTGTAGATGGAAAGAGAGAGGAGTATAAAAGTGGATATTTGGCTTTCAGAGAGCTACCGTGTTTCAGGAAGGTTTGGAATGAGATGTTGAGTGATCCGAAATTTATTAAACCAGATGTGACTATTATCGATGGTAACGGTCTATTACATCACAGAAAGTGTGGCTCGGCTGTTCATATCGGTGTTGAATTCGGAATACCAACAATCGGTGTAGCCAAGAAGCTTCTGTTTGTTGATGGATTGGACAGGATGTTTATAAGGAACGAAATGGACAGATTGGGAGTTGATGAGTATGAATTAGTTGGACAAAGTGGATTCAAATACGGTTATGCAGTTAGAGCAAAGGGAGTTATCAATCCAGTGTACGTATCAGCTGGACATATGATAGATAATAAGATGAGTTTGGAAATTGTGAAAAAGTGTTTGATTTATCGTGAACCAGAACCTGTTAGACTAGCAGATAGAGTGGGACGAGAGTATATCAGATTAAAATTATAGGGAGAGTGCCTCTCCCTATTAGACCCTACGCTTAGAGTTTATGTTTTGTAGGGAGAGTGCCTCTCCCTATTAGACCCTACGCTTAGAGTTTATGTTTTGTAGGGAGAGTGCCTCTCCCTA